ATTAATGCTTGTTACATTGTAAGAGCCATTAAAAATGTTTCCATAATAAACTCTGCCGTCAGTAAATGAGGCAGAAGACCTAGAACTCAAATCAGAAAGATAAGCGGTGCCCGGACTTGAAGAAATATTAGCAAAAGATATAATATTTGAAAATTCCTTATAAAAACTTATTGCCGTGCTGTTTGCTGACACAACTTTATAAGTGCCATTAAAATTTTCATTTACGCTGTCAATTGTTATGTAATCATTGGCTTGAGCACCTAAGTCAGACGCAATAGTTATAGTAGCAAGAGACAATGTTGCTTCATAACCAGTAACAGCAGAAATAGTTTGAGAGTTGTAAAGATAAACTTCAAATGAGGTAGTAGTTGGAACAGATGTTATTGCGTGAGTTCCGCTATATACTGGCCCAGCATTTGATAAAACAATTTGGTCTTGAGTAGAAAAACCGTGTGCCGCTTGCGTAATTACAGTTGCTTTATTAGTAAGTTCATCATAACTAACGCTGGAACTGTTAGACCAAACCGCAAATTTTGAAGTAGAAGGCGCTGAGCAAGCGGCAGCGGTAGATAAGCCAGAAACAGAAACTCTAAACTTATTTTCATCGGTAGCATAAACATTTGTAATTGGATACTCACCGTTTACTACTGCAGAATAGCCAGCCAAAGCGTTAATTCCAGTCAAATAAATTTTTTGACCAGCAGAAAAATTGTGCTTTAATTTTGTATTTATATCCAGATAATCTGTAGCAGAACACACAACATTAGAGATTTCAAATGTATCAACAACATTAAGTATGTCAACGGAATCACCAACGGAATAGCCATGAGGAACGCTATTAGTTGTAAAAATTAATTCTCCGTTTAAAACTTGAGTGCTATATACAGAATAAGTTTTATATTTGTCAAGTCTATAAATTACATCAAGCAACTGACTAGAAGTTTTGTTGAATAAAGATGTTGGACCAGTGGTTGGACCAATAATTTCAAAAATAACTCCTACTGGGGTATTTCCTTCATTTCTAATAATTTTTGACACATTGTTAATAATTGAAGCGGTGTTGATTGTTTCTAACGCATAGCCATCATCTCTAGCGTCTGCCCACTTAAATTTTATTGGATTGGCAGCGGTAAGACCTATTGAAAAATTAGTCCTACCTCTAGGAGAAACTGTTTGAATTTGAGGTGTGCCACTAAGTCTAACTTTTAGTGCTTTTGGTGTATCTTCATTTAGAATCAACCAAGCGTCTTTTTTTACAAGATTTATGGCTTTTATAAGACGCTCTCTGGCTGCCTCAAGTTGAGTATCAGTATCTTGAAGTAAAAAACTTCCCGTAATTGTAAGTTGCCTAGCACCAAATCTTCCAAAAGTTGTAAATGAGCCGTCGCCCCACCCGCGAGGCAAATCTTGCATGCTTACTTCTGGAAGATTCCACCAGCCCTCGACATTATCTACAACCCAAACAACACCATACTCGTCTATACGATTGAACACAAAATCACCAAGGCGTATATCGGCCTTGAGTTTCATACCAGTTAGGTGGTCAATATATTTGTTAGATAAAGATGTATCTACAAGTTTGTTCTTTTGACCTTGGTTATATATTAGTGAAGTAGCAGTCGTGCCAGGTTCAAACTGCAGAGCATCGACTAGAAAATAATAGCCATCACCACTGGTAGAACTACTTCTATAAACAAAACCTTCAAACTGAGTAACGCTAGCAGGTACTATAAATGAAAACTCTAATCTAACCCAACCGTCATATGAACTGATAGTAGTTGGAACCGAGTCCATAGTGCTGTTTGTGCTTCCATAAAAGTAAGCACGAAGTCTAAAATCAGAAGTTGCCTTGCCAGCAGGAACTTTTACATAAGCAGAAAAAGTGTATGAACTTCCAGCATTTACTGAAACCCTATAATCTTGATGAGTTTTTAATCCGCTATTTGGGCTTGAATTAGCAAAAACAACTTTAGCGGAATATCCAGTTCCATAAAGGGGCTCACTACTGTCTAAAGAAATAGTTGGATTAGAGCCAGATAAAGTAAAGCCAGACCAACCATCTGAGTTAGCAATAAAAGAGGGGTTAGTGAATAAGTTTGGAGTAGTAGTAGCCATTAGACAGCACCCTTTCTCATCTGGAAAGCAAGTCTTCGGCTTACTTCAGCAGCAAGAGCATTGACATCCATATCTGGAGTGCCGTTTACAGTGACATTGATACCGCTGCCACCCATCATTTGAATCATTGCTTTATCTCTCTTAGATAATCCGTCTGGGTCAAGTGGCTCGATACGCTCTGGCCTACCAGCCTCAGCAATAATTCCTAAAGTACCGCCAGCAGACGGGCTAACAATTCCACCTTTTTCAAACATTTGAGGCACAGTAATTGGAGGCATTTTTGGAATTAGTCCAGCATCAATGGAGGCATTTATGTCTATGGTGCCACCGCTAAGTTGTTTTAAAATGTCAAAGACGGGTCTTAATGTATATGACATAAGTTTGATAAGTAGATTTAGCAACGCTACAACTAGGTTTACCAGCCCAGTAAACATATCTGCCAAAGATTGGACTATCCCCTGACCAATTGTTTTAAACTTTTCTCCAAATGTTTCCCAGTCATTAGTCATAAGAGCATCAAAAAATGCTTCTACTAATTCTGCCATTAGTACCCAGTATTGTAAAAGCGGTTCAAGATAAGCCATTACTGCATCTATAATTGGCATTAGCAAATTTATAATGACTTTTACAAGTTCTACTACAACTTTAATAATTACAGTCAAAACTTTAAATATTGCGCCCTGTAAAGCGTACCAAATTTTCATAATTACTGAAATAATTGGAGTAAGCACCTGAAGTAACATAGTTACAACTGGCATAAGTTTTGATATTAATTCAGCAACTAACGGGGCAATTACTACTATTAAGTCTGATATAAGAGTTGCAAGTAGTAAGAAAAATTTAGTTAATGGACCTTGACCGTCTCCTTTTTCTCCACCAAATAATGTTTTCATAAGAACTTGGAAAGCATTTATTACTGGTTGAAGAGCAGCCATAATTACTCTAAATGCTTCACCTAAAGCATCCAAGGCTGGTTTAAATGTGCTATTTATAGCGTTTCTGAATTTTTCATTAGTTGTGTAAAGCGTAATAAACGCTGCGGCAATTAGGCCAATTATCATTAATATAGGGTGGCCCATCATAAATGAACCTACTCTAGCAAAACCAGCAACAAATTTATTATTACTATAGGTAAGTTCGGCTAAGTTTTGTTTCGCTAAAGTAGAAAATATCTTAAATCTTAAATTGGCTGCTTCCACTGCTAAACGAGTTCTACCCCAACCACGCGCTAAAATATTTTGACTAGCAATTAATTCTCTAGTTCTTTTCGTTGCGTTTGTCAGGGTGCTACCAGCCTTAGCACCAAAAATAGATAAGTATTGCCTTGCTTGGTTTACACCTTTAGTGTATTTAGGCCAAACTTCAGCAGCAGCCCTAAAACTTGCCATAGTTTTCTTAATACCTTCACGGAGCCCCTGCTCTGCCCTAGCAACCGTCTGAACCGCAGTTTTTGCACCATGAAAAAGGTCTATTGTTTTACCAACAGCAGCATTTACTCTTCTAAATCCTTCAAATAAAAATTGAGTTACTGGTTCTGCAAACTTTTTAAGTTCCATAAGACCAAGAGTGACGGCGTGAATTTTTCCAGTAAAAGATTGAATACTATTTACAACAGGGTTGCTAATAATTTTTGAAAAAGTATCTGCACCTTTTAGTAAAGTTTTAAAGAAGTTATCAATTGCTGCGTTGTCTGTAAGTTTGTCAACAATCTCAACAATTTTTACAACTAATTTTGCCACTGTAGGTAGTGCTTGACCAGCCTTTTTTAAGATACTAGAAAAATAAGGAGAAGCCTGTTTAATAATTACCCAGAATTCTCCAACTCTAGGGTCAGCACCAAACTCCACAAGAGCCTTAAAAATACCACCAATACCACCAAGCATTTTTTTGGTCTTTACACCAATTTCATTAAAGAAAGTTTTGAGTGAATTACCAGTTTTACCCATTGTTCCAAAACCTTGGGTCGCTTCAATTAACCAATTGAGCAGATAATCTCCACCAGTGCCAGGCCCAAAGTTGGCCATAATAATTGAGCCAAATGCTTTTAGTATGTTTCCAGCAATTTTTCCAAATTTGCCAGCCATGTCCGCGGCGGTAATAAAGAATTTGCGTAGTCCAGTATCGCCAGTTTTGTCTAATAACGCATTGAAGTCGTCAAGCAATCTAGATATAAAATCAGCAAGTCTATTAACAATAGGGCTAGAAGCAGCCATAATTTTAAAGAACGCTTTAAAGAATTTTGTAAGAATTGGGCCAAATTGTTGTACAACATATTGAATTGACTCAAATATTTCTCTTAGATATTTTCCCGCTTCCGCTGAGGAAAAGAAATCTAAAATTACTTTTACTGCACTACCTAGTGCTTTTCCAATTCCAGCAATTCCGTTGTATATATCGTTAAAAGTTCCAGAAGAAATTAATTTGCTAAGACCTTTTTGAAGAAGCGGTAAAAATCCACTGGCAACGGCTTCTCTAAGATTTTTTAGAATTGGCTGTAAAGTTACTAAAAATTTAGCAAATCCTTTTTGCGTGGCAGTTAGATTTGCGTAAGGGTCGTCGGCTGCTGCTTTTGCTCTGGCTTTGGCAGGTCTGCGGTTCTTGCTAATCCTTCACGAGCCTTTTCTAAAGATATAGCAGCCTGTTCCTGAGCCAAGGCAGCGTCTTCAGCATCAAATTTTAATTGTTGAAGTTCTTCACGAAGGTTTTTTAAAGTTTCTGTTTGTGCTTTTTGTTGCTGAGTTGCTTTTTGTACGGCTTCGCCTACGCCGTTGAACGCCATTTTTGCCACTGCTGTGGCGGCCTTCATTGCAATAAATAACCCAATTATTGCTGTAAATGAAGCAGCCGCGCCAGCAGCGGCAGCAACTAAAGCAACTAGCGCACCAATTAGTGTTCCAATAGAAGCAGCAATTATATAACCAACGCTACTAAATTTATAACCACTGACCGCTAAAGCATTGATGGCATCATAACCCGCTTGCGCTTGCGGGTACATTTCTTTTAACCCATTAGCAAATTGAGTAAACGGGTTGGTGTCCATATTTTTGCTCCACCCGCGCATAAATCTTGAAGAAAGATTCTGACCCGCTTGCTCGGCATTTTTACCGCCAACTCCACTAACGCCATTAAAACCATTTTTAATGTCTTTAGCAACATTAGTAGTAATAGCCCTAACTATAATATGGGCTTCACCAACTACTGGCATATTGGCTCACCTCCTAGTTCAGCGGTGCTTCTAAAAGACCGTTTCCACTTAAAGGCATTCCAGTGTCAGGGTCAAATTCAGTTGGCGGTATGTAAGGTTTTGTCACTTTTTTTCTTGGGTCAAATGGTTGTAAATTATCAAAATCATTAAATGAATTTGATTTACTTGATTTATTAGAGACATTTTTAAATATGTAATCAACTCCGTAAAGTTGCCCATAAATAATTTCCCTAGTTTTTTCTACCGCCTGAGCCTGTTCTCCAGTGGAGTAGCGCAAATCTTCTTCAAAAAGATAATGAATGACATCTAGCATGTCATCTGCCTCCATACTTGCTAGATGTATTCCATTCATTAATGCTTTTCCGTTTACATAAGGCCAGAGGCTAGTAGCCCACTCTAAGAGGCCGTCAACTGCTCTTTTGGGCGGGTTGAATACTCTTCCATCAACCAAGCAACAATTTCACCTAAAGTATCTAAAGTTGTGATTTTTTCAGGGTCGGAAGGATAGTGTCAAATGCTACTTTGCTTTCGGGCTTTAGTACAGCGGCAAAAAACTTGTCCATAACTAATGCTGATTTTGCTGGGTCGTCTGAGGAAGAATCTGAAACAATTTCAAGAAGTAATTTTCCTTGAATTGATGGTACGCAATGAAACTCTTCGCCCCAAAGTTTAAACGAAATAGGTTCGGCTTTAGAGTTTTCTCCGCTACCAAAGTCTTTGAATCTGGCCATATTTACATAGTCTTTCTTTTGAATGTGTAATTACAGGTTGGGTTTCAACCTACAACTATTTTACTTTATAAAAAAACAGTTGATTTTTAGACTGGCGGTTTGGGGAAAGATTTTCCTTTATATATTGCCCCTAAGTCTTGAAAAACATAAAGTTGGTCAGAAAGATAACGATTTGGCTTAGTGCCGGGGTGCCTTACCAACTGTGTTCTAATAATCCTGCCTCTGCTCATAAAGACAAGTTGAGGGTGATTTTTAGGAGTAATTAGGTGGGGTCTAGTTCCCTGATGATGTAAATAAGCAATTTTATTATCTGAGCCAATTTTTACTTCTTGACCGTTTCTGGTGGGCTTGTGGCTCATTTTAATAGAAAGAGCCAAGGCACCAGTTTTTTTACCTACTTGTTGTTTCGCTAATAGTAAAACAATTTTTCCCCTGAATTCTAAAGTTTTCCATAAATCTCCTTTGGAAGTTCTTAGTTCTGCATCTAAAACAGGTTTATACAAAATTAATTTTTGAAATTTGTAAGAGTAATGAGTTGGATTAGAAACCCTAGACGGTCTGCCATTAAACCCGCGAGAACTTCTTTTTAATCCACCGTATATTTTCTGGGCACCGTAAAGGAACCAACTATCTGGCAATCCTCTAGGCATTTTATGGAACCGCCAGCGTTAGTTGCATATTGACAGTCTGAAAACCACCTTCAGGTCCAGAACTATCAAGAGTAGCAATTACTCCCAATCCATATCCAGAATCATCCCACATATCAAATTCACGAATACACTCCATCAACACCCAAGCGTCAATGGCAGATGTGTAAGAACTTTCGGTAATTTTATCGCCACTAGGCGGTCTGCCATTTTGACCCACAGTGGCTACAGGTCTTGAAATACTAATAATTACCGTAGCGGTTCTTGGAACATGGCAACGCTGTGGAGCAGATTGCTCGTCGCCAGGAGTTCCTAAATACATTTGTAAAAAATTGACAACTACTTGTTCGCAATCAACAGCAACTTCTCCCATAGTCCAATAACGACGAGACGGCAATGGCACATTGTATGATTGAAAAACTGTCTCAATACGAGAAAGTATGCCATCCATCAAATTTTTTAAATGGAGAGCATCTTCAGAAACATCTGCGATTGTCGCTGTTGACATAAGTGCCTACTATTCGGCTACTGGAGCCTCTTCAACAACAGGAGCCTCTTCAGCAACTGGAGTTTCTACGACTTCTTCAACAACTGGTGTCTCAACTATCACTGGCTCAGGCTTTACTTTCTTTGCCTTTACTGGAGCAGCAACTGTTGCTTTCTTACCTGTGTTCATCGCTTCTCCCAACTGCCTGGGTCAACCATACCTATTGTCGCTAGCGTTTCTGAATAGCCAGCCGTCAATGTTATAGTAGAAGCCGAAGTATTGACATTTGCTGATGTATTACTTAGCGTAAGCGACCTGCCACCAGAGTGGCTTTTTAGCGTCAATGCTGGTGTCCAACCCGCTTGGCTAGTCAGGAAAGTAGCATTTATGTTTGCTAAGCCAAGAGTAGTTGAGCCAGTATTTCCAGTTCCAGGTGGCACAATTAGGTCTTTTACGCCTGTTGTATAGACAAGACTTTTAGGCGTATATCTTCTGGCTCTTGGAGTATCTACTGAATAAACTTTAGTTTTTCTGCGAGCACCTCTGGATTTACTGTTTTAAGGAACAAATCTACAGCGTAAAGACCAGTGCGAAGTTCTTGAATAAAGTCCTGCTGGTCAAGAATAGTGAAAGAAACGCCCTGCCGAGAGACAGAAGTTACGCGTTGCGGGAGAGCACAAGTTTCATCGTCAGACCAAAGTTTGGCGAACTCAATCGCCAAAGTCCTAGCC